TTTTGAATATAAATCAGGCAAATAGACTATTTTCAAGTTCAAGGTTAATCAAGGAAGTGGCGATTAAAAACTTATCATTATTATTTGGCAACTTATGATATCCCCATCTATTTATAGCTACATTCGCGAAGAAGAAAACAAGTTTGAAACTCAGGAAGTTCAAGTGGGTGAAAATTGGTATTGGAACTTCAAACATCACGTTCAACTTATCTTTCACCTCATTCACGGAGTATTTTATACTGGTGCAAATGATTGGTTGAGAACATTTAGTCAAATAATGCGTCCGCTATTAAGATTGTCCTACTGGACAGAGGATTTGGAAGTAAAAGATGTTGTATTTTTTAGTGATAATAAGAATGGGCGTGTAAAATCCTTTTTCTACAAGAAATATCACGATGAAGTATATGTAAGAGAACACGACCTAGACACTTTATTTGATGAAATAACTGAATCTGACATAACTTATGGTGGTGCTTTACTTCAAAAGGGTGTTAAAAGACCAGAAGTATTGCCATTGCAATCAATAGCATTTTGCGACCAAACAGACCTTTTGGGCGGTTCGGTAGGATTTAAAGTAAACTTCTCGCCAGACAAACTCAGAGAAATGAGTAAATTTGGGTGGGGGAAAGAGAGTAATGGTGCAGATATTTCAATAGAAGACCTTTGCGTTTTGGCTACACAAGATAAAACTCCAGTAGGATTAGAAAATCAAAATCAAGTTTCTAGTAAGAGTATTGAAGTCTATATAGTCAGAGGAAACTTGCCAGAACACTACCTCAAAGACAATAACAATATGGAAGATTGGTATAACCAGCTTCAAATACGAGCATTTTATACAAAAAAAGATGGTGCTTATAACGGCAAAGAAGGGGTTTGTCTATATCGCAAGAAGGAAGTAGAAGGAGGACTAAAACTTCACATTTCAGAGAAAGTATATGGTAGAGCATTGGGATATTCAGATGGAGAAGCATTATTGCCACAACAAATTTGGACTAACTTCTTGTCTATTCACGAAATGGGTATGTTAGAGGCGGGTTCAAAAGTTCCTCTATACACTGATGACCCAACCTATACACAGAAAAACAAGATACAAGATATGGAGAATCTTGAAGTTACGGTCGTTGAAGATGGAAAGGTTATAAGACAAGTTCCTACCGCAGCCCCAGCCAACATTCAACTATTTGCCAATAAAAAAGTTAATTTATATGAGTCAGCACAACTTAATACAGCAGCATTTGATTCAATAATGGGCAAAGAGGAGTCTTCAGGGACTACATTCAAGGGACAAGAAAGATTAGTCGCACAAGGTAGAGGTTGGCACGATAGACGTAGGGGTCAGAGGGCTAAATTCATTGAAAGTGTATATAGAGATTGGATATTGCCTGATATACAAAAGGAAATCCTCAAAGGAAAGAAGTTCTTATCCACACTTACAACAGAAGAAATGACTTGGGTAGCTGACCAACTTGCAACTAAGGCAGTAAATGAAAGGATAAAAGAGCTTATTTTAAAAGGAAAAGTCCTTACAAAACAAGAGCAGGATATGATGATGCAAACATTCAAGCAGAACTTCTACAAGAGTGGAAATAAACAAGTATTAGAGGTATTAAAAGGTGAATTTGAAGACGAAGAGATAAAGGTTGGTATAAATATAGCTGGTAAACAAAAGAACCTAGTAAATCAATCAGACAAAATACTATCAATTATCCAGTTTGCAGCCACAAACCCTCAAGGTTGGATGATGATTAAACAAGATCCAGCACTCTCACAGGCATTTAATGACTTACTAGAATATTCGGGTATATCTCCAGTAAGTTTTGAATCGTTTAATCAACAAATGCCACAGATGATGCAACCACAAGTATCGCCAATGCAACCTCAGGCAGAGTTAATGGAAACAACCAATGAATAACACACAAATTGAAAAATTGCATAAGTTTGCCAACGATAAAGTAATGACTGAAGCAGTTTATAATATCCTCTTAGAAGTATTTTTAAAAAAAGGGTCGGAGGAGGATGTTTCAATAAAAGCAGCAAGGTTTATATCAGTGGAGAAATTGCAGGACGCTTGGAAAGAAATTGACAAGTTTAAATCTGATGAAAAAGGTGAAGAGCCAATTCGTCAGCAAATAGGATTATAAATTAACTTAATAATATGTTACAAGACGCAAAAATGCCCAGCTTAAAAGATAAATTTGCAGTTAAAGTAGAAGTAGTAGAGGAAAAAGTAAAAAAGGTCGTTAAAAAATCTAAGAAAAAATAAGTGGTAGTTAATAAAATTGGTTATCGCACCTAAACAAAAACGAAATGTGTTTATGATTATCACTTAATAAATCAAATTATAAACTTATCATTTGCATTATGGAAAATGAAGAAGTCGTCGTTGAGACTCAAAACAACGAAGCAGAAGGTGGTGAATTAGAGAATAATTTTGTCAAAGTTTCTAAAGAAGAATATGACAAACTTAATCAAACTCTAGGTTCATTAAAGCGGGAACTTAAGGACTTAAAAAAACCAAAAGAGACCGAAGAAACTGCTAAAACAAACCAACCAGACAATGTGTTATTTGAAAGAGTTGAAAAGATGGCACTGCGACAAGCAGGTATCACCCATCAAGAAGATATTGACCTTATGAGGTCTTTAGCTAAGAAGTGGAATGTAGATATTGAAGAAGTTGTCGTTGATGAAGATGCTTTAGCAAAACTAGAGCGACAACGAACCAACCGATCCAATATTGAAGCTACTTCAGGAGTTAAGGGTAGTTCTGGCACATCTTCTGCAAAGAATACTGTGGAATATTGGAAAGCAAAAGGCGTTCCGCCAACTGCGACTGATATCCCAGACAATAAACTTCGTAGAAAGATAAATGTTGAGCTCTTTAAGGCAAATAAAACTGGTGGTATCAAATTCTATAACGAATAAACAACATATCTGGCATTAGTAAGTTAACGATTCAGTATAAGTTTGGGGTTTTATAATTTTATAAGAAGCCCTGAACAAAAAGCTGAATAACTAACATTTCAGTTACACAAACAATAACCTTGATTTCGTAGGGTTCGCTGGGAGTAATCCCTTTGTAAAAATATCCTTCTGAATTCGGTGAAACTCCTAACGTAAAGACGAGGACAACGCCGAGCCAACCCGAAAGGGCGGTGTAGAGACTAAGTGAAGGACTCCTGCTTATGACAGGATGAAGCCATAGTCCGAACTTATGGGAAACCATAAGAGATAAGGAGAAATCCTTATCCGCCTCTAGTAAAATTGTTCTTTGAAAAAACTTATATCAAAATTCACGAATTGCTTTATATGGCGGTTATGTTAATATGAGGATGTGAGAAACTATAAAACAAAAACACCAGAAATAGAGCAGTTAAGAAGGCAAAAAATAAGCCAAACATTAAAGGGTAAAAAACCGTCTAATCTTTCTTATCTTCATTCAATTCCTTATACAGAAGAACGCAAAAGAAAAATAGGTTTAGCCCACAAAGGCTTAAAACATACAGAAGAAACAAAAAGGAGAATTAGCGAAACAAAAAGAAATCCTTTAAGACCACTGTATAGAGCAGTTCGTGAATGTTACAAGTATCGTGATTGGAGAAAAGCAATATTCCAAAGAGATAAATATACTTGTGTTTTGTGCAATAAGAGAGGTGGTGAGTTAAACGCTGACCATTATCCAAAAAGGTTTGTTGATGTTTTAAGAGAAAACAAAATTGAATCAATTGAACAAGCACTTAATTGCACTGAATTATGGGATATTTCTTTCGGGAGAACACTTTGTAGAGTGTGCCACTCCAAAACCGATACTTGGGGAAATAAGTTTAAAATCTAGAGGTTATAAAAGTAACAAGATGACGAAACTCTTTATGAGGATGTATTGCAAGATAGATTGGACAAACCAACAACTTGGAAAGAGATGTGTGATGTTACAGTTACCAATCAACAGGTAATCTCATCATCATACGAGTCCACTGAAAACAGTGTTACAACTGTTTCTCGTGGGACAGGTCTAGTTCCAGCTGGCTTCGTTGAGACTGCAGAAACTCTCACCATTTCAACTGGTAGAGATTTGGCTGTAGTTCTTGACTGGGGCAACTTGTATCAATCTCCTTGGACAAAACCAGCAGAAATCTTTGACAGAATTGGTGCTTTACTCAACGAATATGTTGAAAGTGCGGTTTTGGCAAGATATGGCTCTTGGACAGACTTTGGAACTTCATCAATAGGTGGGGGTGGTGCTACAACAGATGCAATCACAGTTTCCGCTTCTAACATTGATGACATCATTCGTGGTGTTAAGAGAGAAATCAGAGAGAATAGTGGTCAATTCCAGATGAATCAAAAAGGAGTTGGCTTCGTTTGGAGAGCTGCTGACTTTGAATACTTGGAAGCATTTGTGCAAGCTAATGGCTTTACCACAGCAGACCAAGCCCTCAAAGAAGGCACAGTAGAAGGTATTAGATATATGGGATGCGACCACTACTGGTCAAATTCTCACACAGCAAATCACGTATTTGCAGGTGTAAAGAAATTAGAAAGACTAGGTATTATGCAAGGAACTTATGGTCGTGCATACACGATTGATTTCCCCGCTTCAGATACCAATTCATTCCACTCAGGTCGTGCATTCTATTCACGAATTGACATCGGACACTTGACCCCTACAGCACACAAAGGGAACTTGTTTGATGTTAATGTTGCTTAATTATTAGAATCTTAATCGCAACTACAAAAATGACTAATAAAAAATATATTGTAGCACTGGTTGCGGTTCTAATAATCGCAATTATCGGTTGGGTAATGCCGGTCGGACAAAACGGACAGACTATTGTTGAAAAACTTGGTGTAGTTCCAGGAAATGATTTCTATGAAACTCCTAGATTTTGGGCTGGTGTTGGTGGACAAATTCTTGCTACATCAACTTCAGGCACAGCAACAACTTTAAACGAGAAGACATTGAATGACTTTACTGTTATAGAAATGACCCCTAATGTCGCAGCGTTTACTTACACACTTCCAGCAACCTCAACTCTTTCAGGTTTGTTAAAGAAACCAGGAGATACCAGAACTTGGATAATTGAGAATGCCACCTCAACTACCGGCGCAACAATTACTGTTGCCAAAGGAACTGGTTGGGATTTAACAGGTGTTGATGCAAATGTTGATGTTATTGCGGGAGCAGCAGCAGGTTCAGAAGTTTATATGAAACTTGACTGCACCAGAAAGTCTAACAAAGACATCGTTTGTCTCATTTCAGAGAACATCGCAGCGGATTAGTCTTCTGCCTCAGCTCTTTTATAAGGGCTGGGATTAGCAGATTAAATAAATAAAATGTCAATAGCATTTAGCAACACAACAACAAAGCGGGGATTAGTTCAAATGTATGAGAAAGCCATAGGTGCTAATTATGGTGATGTTTCTGGTGATAGTGAAGCGTTGGCAGAATTTACTGCTAATGTAAATAACGCTTTAGATGATTATTTACTTATTTGGGCTAAAAGTGCTGGGACTTGGCAAGGAGATGATATAAACTATACAAACTACCCCATACTAACCGCTAGTATTGATGCTAATAAACGTGATTATCCTTGCACCGCTGATGATAATTCTAATAGAATTACAGATGTTTCTAAAGTTTTAATATTATCTTCCTCTACTGCAACAGAATACATAGAAATAAATCCGATAGATGAACTCAAAACAGAAATAAGTCAGGTTTTAGTAAATACAAACACGGGGACACCATATCAATATGGCAAACTCGCTAATGCAATATTCTTAGACCCAATACCTGATTACAGTGTGTCTGCTGGGATTAAAATGATAGTAAATAGGGAGGGTTCATATTTTGTTTCTACTGATACCACTAAAAAAGCTGGTGTTCCAGCATATCACGAATATTTTTATCTAAAACCCGCCTTAATAAAGGCAAAACAAAAATCTCTTACTAATTTGATTCAACTTGAAAAGGATGTGATTGATTTAGAGGGTTCAGAACGGCTACGAGTAACGGGCAAAATACAAGAATTTTTTAGTATGAGGGAAAAAGATATTAGAAAAGTTTTAACGAACAAAAAAATAAATTATATATAAAATATATTAT